CGAAACTTTTAGTGAACGCCCAATTTGTTCTTCCAACTCTTGCACAATAAATGTCAGCTTATCTAGCGCATCTTCATGCGTAGCCGCTGGAAACGGATCGTTAGCCACATAATCTGTAAGCTGTGTTCTTGCTGTTGTGCGTAGCAACACAACTGTCTCGCCGCTTGCTGGTATGTTGCCAGAGGTAAATACAACATTGCCACCACTAGAACTTCCAACACCTGTTACAGTGTAGTGAGTTGTTTTAGTCTTAGTGGTTTCTGCGCCTGTCGAGTCAGTACGAATGATGACTGTAATATCATCATCGTCAAATATCTTGAAGTTATACGAAAACGTATCATTAGATCCGTCACCGCCAGCACTTCTCCTAGTTGTTGTGCTACTTACTGTCATGCCCCACTCCTATGGTACTTATACAGCATTTTGTATTTATAAGAAAGAATTTACTATTAACGACCCTCTGCAAGCGCAACACCTTCTTTTGCAACAAGAATCATCGCTCTGTAAATATCATCTATTGCTTGACGTTTTTCTGCTGGTGACATGTCTGAATTATAAATTGCTTTGATGTACCTTGTTTGCGCAGACATAGCTTCCTGCATAGCTATTAATGGGATCAAAGATAAGTCAGCTTCCTCGTACACACGCAAGGCTTCTGCTGCATTGTTTTCTTTTATTAACTTGTCAATACTTGTTAGCTTCTTGCTTATTTTTTCATAATTATCGTAGAATCTTTCTACAAACTCTGAACCGCCAGTCGGGTTACGCACGACAAAAGCCCTAATAACCGGCACGTCAGCAAGAGTGTCCAATGGCTTTTCGGGCGTATCAACAATATCAAACTTTTTTAACAAGTAATCACTAAACTCAAGTGCGTATCTTCCTAATGTGCCTGTCCAAGAATTAATAATGTGGTCAACAGCAGCGGGGCTACCCATTGTTCCATTAGTGGTTTCCGACAACCACTTGCCAATTAGTTTGCCTGTTTCACTTGTATATTCAGTATACTGATATTCAGGCAACACCTTCTCAAGATAGCTAGGCACAATAGGCTTTTTAGTGAAAAAGCTAAAATTTGTTTCCAGTTCAACCGCTGGCCTAATCACGTCAGGCAACAAACCTGTGAGAGTGCTAAAGCCCACCACCTGTTCATCTACAAACTTTTTCATAGCTACTGGGTCTTGGTCTACAAAATTGTCAAGCATCCGTTCTGTGCCTGTGCCAAAAACAATTCCCGGGCCAAACGGTTTTGGCACACGCCAAACAGTGTAATCACCGTCTTCAACAGTCCCATCACCTGTAATAAAAATCCAGAACAGATCTTTTTGCCAACGAGGTAACTGCTTGTATCTTTCGTCATCGTGATTGTTAAGCCAAAGCAACACGCTAGGGGCCACGATGTAAGCGTTTATTCTAGCTGTAGTGCGTATTGGGTTTCTTTTAAATGCCTCATAAAGTTTCACATGACCTTGAATTGAAGCGTTTAAAAAAGCGTTTATTCTATTCCAACCACCAACTTTTGTACCCATTCTGCCAAAGTCCAGTGTTACATCTCTTGCGGCAAAACCAGACCCCTCAAGTATTTCTTTGTCTGTAAGATTGTTGTTTCTTTTCAACTTGTTATATGTAAGTTTAAATTCTCCAAGTCGTGATGATGTCTCAAACATCTCAGCAGAAACGCGCAGCCATTCCAGCGGGTTTTTCACTACATTTCGCATTTTATCTGCTTGCATAAACATTTTCATGTCTTTAGCAAAATAGTTCCTGTCCATACTAATAAACATAGACTGCATAGCACCAGACTTTACAAAATTTTCATACATTTTATCGCCTCTAAATATAAGAGACTTGAAACCTGTTAAAGAATGATAAAACGGTATGAATGTTTGATTGCTGAATATAGCAGCAGATATTGTATCTCTTTTAAAGTTACGCACGATAAAGTCTGGTGCTAGTGTTGCGCCTAGCCTCAACGTCCTTGAAAAAGGTTCCATCAATTTTATGACTAAACCAGCCTCTTGCATAGACGCATCCTTAAACACGTCAGCCAATTCTTTACCAACTTCCCAGACCTCACGCTTACCTTTTCTAAAAACAACAACTTCAGAGTCAGAAAGCTGATGACCATCACGTCTAAAGACAGAGTACCCATCAACCACGTCATCCTTTAATGCTTTTGGGTTATCTACAACTTGTTCTAATTCTTTTTTTGTTAGTCTAGTTGCCTTCGCTCTTGCAGTTGACTTTGATATGCCGGGGAAGGCGGCAGGATTTGCTTCTACTAATTCTATAAACTTAACATTTGCAAAATTTCTCTCTGCCGCAACAATCTGACTTATTGTATTCATAAAAATTGTTTCTGACGGAGAAAATGTCTTTTGCTTTCCACCTTTAAACTTTTTAAAAGGGTTCATCACATTTTTAGAAAATGCGCCTGTTGCATCTGCTTCAATGTCTCTGGCGAACGGCACATAATCTTTGCTTGACTCGCGGAACGCTTTTGCTGTTTCTTTTGAAACCATGCCAGAGTCTACTATGTAATCTAATACGCTGTCTTGAAACGTAAGGTACTCTCTAAAAGTGTTGCCATGTTTTGACTCAAGCGCGTTTACTGCTTGTCTTGCTGCCGCAATGTTAACTCCTGTTTCTAAGCCTTTAGCATCACGTTCAATCGCGCGTTTTGATTTTGCATAGACATCCCACTCTTTCATCATCTTGGGGTTATAGCCCTTGAAAACTTCATTCAAACCCTTGCCAGTCTTTTGAGTAGGTGTATCGAATTTAAATGTTCCAGAACGCAAAAACTCTATAGCTTTGCCAATCTGACCGGGCTGTATTCTTTGCTGTTGGTAAGCTGTTATAGCCGAGTTCAATGTACCACCGCTTTTCTTAAAGGCCTGTTCAGCGACATACACAGGATGCAATCGGTCAAGGTATTGAGTTACAGCACGGTTTTTTGCATCAACTATGCTTCCTAATATTGCAGAAGATTTATTGCTTGGCGCAATAGTTTCAGCAATGCTTATAATCGCTTCATTGTCGCTTATAAGAGGTTCGTTTAACTCATCCAGTCTTTCTTGCCGCGCCTGTTCTTCTGGGTCAGGCTTTTTTTTCATAGGCTTGCCACCCTCAAAAGCAGCCTCTAATTGCTCACCGTCCTGAACAGGTCTACGAAAGTCTTTGATGTTTGCGCTTAAAACGTCTTCAACCATGTCAGGGTGACGCGCTATGTCTTCAATAACTTCTGTTGTGCTTTTATTGGTTTTTGCAACACGGCTCATAACCATATCCGTGCCTTTTTTAATAGCCATGCCTGTTCCACCAAGCCCAGCCATAACAAGCCCTACATTTATAAGCTCGTCTTTTGTCGGCAAACGACCCTCCAAAGCTGGCCCTAAACCAGCAAAAACCCCATATTGCGTACCGTATTTTAAAAGTGCAGATTGTCCACCTAAACGCCCCACTATCCCCGGCGCAGCCAACCCAACTCCTGTTACAATTCCAGCCTTTGTAGCCTCGCCAATCCCCTTTTCTATAAATATCTCCCACCATTCTTGTGGCGTTTCTACTTGACCACGTTGCAAAGCCTCTATGTACGTCTGCCTCATCCCCTCTGTGACGAAACCACCCGCAAAACCAGCAACCCCTAAATTACCCCCCGACACTAACGCTCCACCAGCCGCGCTGAGACCACCCACAGGAATATCACCTATTAAGGTTCCCATAGTTTCTATTGCGCGTTCTAAATGTCCAGTGTCTTGTGGTTCTGGTTGCAAAGAGCGTTGTATACTTGAATCAAATAATCCACCGCCGCCCATGTGGTATTCTTTTGCAAGACTCAGCGTAGATTTGCCAAGCCCACGCTTCCAATATTCATCAAACTCAAAATCTTCGCCAACAGCACTCTCTTTAACGGACTCAATTACATTTGCCCAATATTCTTTTATCCCGCCAAAAACTGAGTCTTCCTCTGACTCTTGTTCACGCTCATGTTGTTCTTGGACTATTAAAGAGGTGCGCTTTCTGCGCATATGGTCATCTATTTCCTCTTGAGAAAATCCATAATGTGAGAAAGCTGCTTCTCTAGTTGAAAGATTTTGTTCAATCATTAGCGACTTAACTCTCTAAAGACATATCCTTTGAAACTGTTTTCCCATGCTCTATAAATAGGATGGTCTTCAACTTGAGATAGCGAGGCGTTTGCTGGCAGACCCATTTGCTCTCTTGTTGGCGGCGCAACATCGTCTCTTGAAAAACCTTGAATATTATCAGTTATTGCAAATAAATCTTTTGCCTCATTTTGGAGAGTTTCTTTGCTTGGAACAAAATTAAGCAATGTACTTTCAGGAAGAACAAAGTCGGGGGACAATGGATTTACTAAATCATCAAAGTTCTTACCAGCTTCTAATCCTTCTCTAATAGACTGGCGCACAAAAGCAGAAAATATTTCCATCCTTTCATCAGATGCGCCTGTTGGCTTTGAAACAAGAAGACTGCTTCCTCTAACTCTCAACTCTTTGCTTCCTAACAATTCTGTTATTTTTGACTCTTGTCTTGTTGCTTCTTGTCGTGACTCAACACGAAACAAACTAGCATATTCATCAACTCTAGAAGGAGAAAGTTGGACATGCTCGCGTTCCAGTATGCTCAGGGCTTCTGGCTCACCCAGTAGCCTAAACTTTTGGGTAAGGCTTGTAATTTCACCGCGTTGCACTTTTTGATTTATGGAATTATCCGCTCTGATATTGCTTGACGTGCGAGCCGGGTTATTTGCCGCATTAATAGCGGCGGTAATCATTTGCTCTTGAAGAATAACGCCACCCTTTCCTACAAAATCAAATCCTTCTATTTCCTCTATGCTAACGTCACCTCTTCTTATTGCGGGCATTTTGTTTATAAAAATTTCATCGTTTGCAAGGGTTTCTTTTCTTTCTTTGCTATTGTTCAAAAACAATAACCTTTGTTCTGCTTTTCTTAAATTACTTTCCATAGCAGCAATAATTTTTGATCGCGCAGCCTCATTTGAATTATCCCAAATGCCTTGCGCAACAGCATTACTTCCAAAATCACCATTTTTTGCTTTATCAAATTTTGCTTGCTCTGCCTCAACAGTTGCAAAATCATTCGCCCCAATGTTTTCAACGTCAATGTGGTTAGCGGCTGAAGCAATTTGGTTATTTTGAATTTGTGTTTTTTGTTGGTCAATTTGACTGAATAAAACACTTTCTTCTGGCGCATCTAAAACTGGATTTTTTGCTATTTGTTGTTCAATTTTTTCCAATTCTGGCAAATTAGTAGCGGATCTTATTTGAGTTTGAATATTGCTTCTTACTGAGTCAGATTTTACATCTTGAAGGTCTTTTGAAATATTTGCTGAATTGAATTGGTAGGCTCTTACTGGATATCCTTTTTTTTCATCTGTCTCAACCATAGAGCGAATTTCAGACTCTAAAAATTGATACATTGGACTTCCAACAGGAAAACGCTTTAGTTGCTCTAGTCCTTTGAGAACATCTGATGAAGCTGCAACTCCTGATGCAAAGTGACCTCTGTTAAATGCCTCTTTTTTTGCATTTAAACGTTGTTGCAATAACATCCTCGACATATGACTTTTAACGATATTTTCTCGTCTTTTGCTGTAACCTTTTTTTTCAATATCAGCCATAAGGTTTGCTTCAAATGAATTAAAAGCATTTTTTGAGTCTGTTGTGTTTGTAGATTTGTCGTTAAAAACATGTTCCGTGGCTTTGTCAAAAGCTAAAACATACTCTTCTCTCTTAATTCTATTGTCTTCTTCTTGTCCTTCCATTTTGGCAAATGTTGTTACAACATCGCCAGCAGCCTCAGAAAGACTTGCTAACGCCCTTCCCGGCGCAGTAAATGCGCCAGTGTTTGCTCTCGGGCCTAATGAGCCAGCAGCTAACTCAACTTGTCTTTTAACCAAAGGTATTCTGGGCATGTGCTACCTCAACTTAAAAATGTGTATGTTTGGGCTGCTTGTGCGCCACCAGAAAGCAAACTTTGATAAGAAGAAAGTTGAAATGCTTTTTGCCTCGCTCTTCCCTCTGCCCTTGCCAAATTTGCCTCATTTGTTTTAGCTAAAGCCTCAATGTCGGCAGCATATTGTATATTTAATGCGTCCATCTCTGTGTTAAAAAAAGCATCAGCCGCAGCCAAGTAAGGGCTACCAGACATTTCAATTCCTGATGCAGCCGTTGCCACATTTTGCGTGGCAAAAACTCTTGAATTGCTTTCTCGCAAAGCGGCTTCTTCTGCTATTTTTTTTCTGCGTAAAAGTTCTTTTTCTTGTTGAGCAATAGCTGCATTGTAATCACCCATAGCCCTAGCATTTGCAGCCGCAGATTGGTTTCCTTTGAAACCGCCCACAGCAGAGCCAACAACCGCCGTTGTAGCCGCTATTGTAAGTGGATCTGCCATTAAATTACCTTTGCCATCCTAAAATAATCGCTTCTGTCTGGGCCAAACTTTGCCATAACGCCTTCCTTTTTAAAACCCATCCACTCTGCAAACTTGATTGCCTCTAAATTTTCTGCATGAACACTTGCTTGCACTCTATGCAGCTTTTTATTTTTTAATATAACTTCAAATAATGTCTTTGCATATCTAGCAAGAGAAACTTTCCAAGGATATGCATGTTTTGATAATATTACCCACCCCTCTGCCACACCTTGCCACATCTCATGTACCCCACCAACTGCAACAATATTCTTATCTCCAATTACAGCAAATCCCATTACATCATTTCCACTATTGAAAGCAGCCCTCATGCTTTCTGGAAAATCAAAATCAGTTTCAATGGAGTTAACAAACTCTTGAGTAAATGGCACAATTTTAAGCATCAAATGTGTTTGACCTTCTCATAATAGCAAGAACCGTCATAGGCAATGGTTGGGATTGTCTCACCACCACCCTTGCATCGTTTTCATAACCAGCCGGAAAACTGATTTCTTTGTCACCATTGAACAACGGCACAGCCTCATCCATAGCCATGCTGCTGTCACGGAATGGCAATCTGTCTAAACCGCCTGTGTTCGGCCCCATCTCTGCGCCAACCGTATTAAAAAATCTAACAGTTATACCATGTATCCGCTTGATCTTTCCCTGCGCTATGCCATCTTCTGCACCAGCTTCAAGCCGTAATGTTTCTACAGTTGATCTAAAGCCAAAGCCAACATGCACTTTTGATGCGCTTCTGTCTAAAGTTATTGAACCACCTGACACTGTTTTGTCAGCATGTGTTGAGCCATCTGCCAACACAGACACAATTTCCCCCTCAAGGTGATTCAGCCCTGTGATGGTGCTTGTTGCTGTGCTGTCATATGTCAGGCCGCTATCTAAGAAGAAAGCATCCGTAACGTCTGTTCCAAACTCTATGGGCTTTAGAAACTCTACATGACGGACTGTACCACCGTTGATTTCACGCCTTACAGATACATAAACCTGATCTTCAGCCCCAGACGGTATTGATGTGACGCTCTCAACGATAGCCGCTGCTTGATTAGATGTTGTCAGCCTTGTTGTGTCAGAACTCTTGATACTCAACAAGCCGCCGGGCGTGGGGGATGTTTCTTTTACGGTGACGACTGCCGCTGCTGGATTTTCCACGGTAAAATCAGTATGGGCATTGATTGCAGTAAATATGTTGTCAGCAGTTGTGTCGTTGTTGGTGTTTGGCCTAAAGCCAAGTGATGATGACGGTGACGAACTGCCAACTGCCTCTGATGTAAAGGTAACAGTTGTGCCATCGCTCTTTGTTAACACCAGCGTTGTTCCAACCGCTATGTTTGCAAAGTCACTAACCGTTATGGTTGCATGTGCGCTTGTACCGCCAATCGTGTGATCGTGCCATCCTATAGCCGCGTTTGCTCTGTCGTATGTAAGACCTACCAACCGTCCATCACTATGAACAAACCACAAGATTAACTCTGGCTCTTGTTGCCATACCATATCTGTAAGACCGCCACGCGGTATGTGGTCAGCAAGTATTGTCAAGTCGATGCCAAGCAAGCCATCTGTATCTAAATCAAAGGTTATCTCTTTGACCTTCTCTTGACCTTTCTGAATAAGTATTGTGCTGTTTCCAGCCCTCACAGGACGCACATCTGATGAACCAAATGTAGTCTCACGCAACACGTTTACGTTTGTTGGTGTAACTGGCGTAGATCCTGTGCCGCCCGACAAGGTAAACTCTGCACTTGTGGTCAACACCTGTAGGAAACGTGCTGGCAACAGGTGCTTGATGACGTTCACTTTGTCAGAAGCAATCGTAAAGTTGACTGCTGAGTCATCGTTTGTGCCTGGTGTCATGTTCTCAAAGTCTGCCGATACACTGCCAAATATGGTCTGTGGCTGGCCTGTAGTGCCAGCAAAGTACAAACGCTGCTCATAGAACGCAACGGCCTTGGGGAAGCCCTGATCGCCACCAAACGCTCCTAGTGACCATTTTGTTGTCGGGTTGCCTGATCCCACTACACTAGCTGGCAAAACACCGTCTGCATTTTTGAATGTAGCGGTTACGTTTTGTGCGTCTGTAAACCCCGTGATTTTTACAAAGCCAGAGCCACTGTGCTGAAACTCCCATTCAAGACTGCCGTATGTTTCTGTGCCTGATAAATGCACTGGTGGTGTGCTTCCACTTGTCTCTGTTCCAGTGTCAGTTTTTTTGTAAACATTGTTACCAAATCTTACCAAATCGTTTTGAGCATAACTTGTGCTTGCGGCCCAAACGTCATGCTCAACCTCTATTACTTCTCTAAACCGAATCAAACGCCCTACGTCACTTGCCGCAAATAAATTAGCAGATGCAACTATAGTTACGCTCCCTGTGTTTGCAGAAGCGTAAAGGCTTGTAGTCGTTTCGTTCTCATCAAGATATGGGCCATCTGTAAAGTCAATATCAGCAAGCGTGAAGCTGGTTGCCGTAGTTCTTGTCAACTTGGCTGGTTCGTGATCTTTATGCGCCAAAAACAATACATCAGCAGACTGTGCATGATTGATTTCAAATATGTCTGTTACTGAGTATGTAGTTGTGACCTCAACTATCTTGCCAACAGTGCCACCACTTGAATAAGCCGTAAACGCACTGCTGTTGATGCCCGATAACTCAAAGGTGTTGGTTGTTTTGTTTGCAACCGTAAACTCTAAGTTGTTTACCTCTACCATACCGACAACAGACTTGATGAACACTCTGTCACCGTTACTCAAACCATGTGACGCGGATGTCACAACTGCTGGGTTTGCTTGAGTGATGCCAGTGATGTTTGTTGTGGCCTCTGTAAGTATGCCGCCATCCTTGTAAAACCTGATGTAGTTTGCACCAAACTCAAGCACATATGCCTGTTCGTCACTGACCTCAAAGTTTATCAATCTGACTTTGCCGCCATCTTTTGAACGCCCAGCAAAAAATGAACCCGGTCTGCGAGTTACACCGCCAGATGGAAACACAAGCATATTGTTTAGAGTTTGTACGGCCTCGTTGTATTTCTGTAGATCAATACGGCCTTCAAGTTTCGGCGAAATCTCACCAGTTCTGAAGTTGGTGATTATGGTGGAGACACGCGCCATGTTTTACAACCTAATGTTCGTGAAGTCGTCTGCCTGTGGTTGCTCTGGGAAACCTTCCATACTATCAACGCCCTTGGCTTCTTTGAGACGCGCTTCGTATATGGTAAGCATGTTTGATGCAACAGAGTTGCTACCTGTAATATTGTACGCAATCTCAGCCGCTAGACGCGCTGATATGGCTTTGTTCAAAAGACTATCATATAGTTCGGTGTCAGTTACACGGCCTACATAAATAATATTGCATGTGTCCTCGTTTGATAATACCTTGCGGCCTTCAACCTTAAACATTACATTGCTGTCATACGCAGCCACATCGTTGTTTACGTTGCTGTTCCAAAATGACAAGACACGCAAACAGAACGGATCTGTGGGCAAACTAAACTGAAATGAAAAACCAAACGCTGGGGTATCGGAATCTGCTGGCAAGGCTTTTCTTGTTATGGCTACATTCCAAGGATGAGAACGCAAAACAGCATCTCTGACATCATCAAAGTTCTCGTTACACAATCTAGCTTCTTTTGAGTTTTCAGTCAGCGCAGTTATGTTTGCCGCGCCTAGCAAGTCCAACGCTCTGTTGCACAAGTCAACCACTGATGCCATAGCAAACTCCTAAATGGTGGTAGGGGGTGTTCGGAAGTAACCCCCTGCCATAGAAGAGAAGGCGGCTTGCACCGCCCTCTCAATCCTTTAGTTTACAACATAGTGGATGATAAACGACATATCGCCACCAGTGCCACCAGTGGCATTGAATGTAGCGGCTATGTAGTAATACCCACCCGGATCGGATGACTCTCCAGCATTTGTGAAGAGTTTTGCACCAATCGTGTTGATGTCTGCTGCCTCTGTCCTCAGATCCGCAACGGCTGTAGTTCCGTCTGCAACTGACGTTGCAAAGAAGTCTTCGTCTACAACAGTTCCGTCTGTCTGATAGATGCCAACATTGAATGTGCAGCTACCGCCAAGCGCATCTGCCGCAACCTGTATGGCTGTGATAGAAGCATTACTTGGGATTGGAGCCAGCATGACAATATCATTGTCGGTGCTGTCACCAGAAGCTAACGCAATCGTGCCTTGAGCAACACGCAAAACACCGTGTAACTCTTGGCTGTCGTTGGCAACCTGTGGAGAGGCTTCAAAATTAGCTACAAGATCTGAATTTTTCGTAGTCATAATTTACCACTCCTTACGCTGATTCGTCACAGTCAACTTGGACAACTTTTTCTTCTTCCATGCGAGTGGAACCGATGCTCATGCAATAGTAGACTTGCGTTGCGTAACCTTTGTCGGAACGCTCATCTATTCTTGCCATCACATCTTTACCAATCGCCAGAGCAAGACCATCCTCTGCCCATGCAAAACATGAACGGATGTTGCCAGCTTTTGACAAACGATTTGACACGATAAAGGTGAAGCCCATGAACTGGTTTACCTCACCTTGTACTAAAGCTTTGACCGTATTGAAATCACTGCTGGTGACGTTTGTATCACCTAACAATGCTTCAATCTGATCTGGGCCTACAGCTATGTAGCGTGGGATTGACGGATCAACTGAAGCTAAGTCTAAGGTCTTTTTAGCAGTCCTTAGTTTTGCAACAGTCAGATCTGTACCACCGTTTGCAATCTGCTGACCAGCAGGAAGCGCAGTAGATGTGCTGCCTGTCTCACCAGTAAACGCTGTACCCAAAGCTGCTGAGATGATCTCATCATCCATTGCACGGCCTAAAGCAAAAGCGGCTGCTTGAGCATAGGCAGAGGTTGGATCAATGAGCATGCGAACTTTGTCTTGCTCATCAATAAGATCAGCATATTCATAGTCCACAAGTGTCACCCGACGCCTTGCATGGGGTGTATCAATCTGGGGAGTGTCAGCATGGCGCGTTGTGCGCTTTTGTGCTGTCGCTTTACCCACTTGGTCAAAGAAGGCATTTTTGCCAGTCATGCTTTCTACACGCACAGCATCACGCAAAAGGGAACCTTTTTGCTGTGATAACATCTGCACGTTTGCAGAATATTGCTGGACAAATGCCGTGGTTACTTCAATAGACATCGCTGTCTCCTTTTACCTAATGACATTTGATTGCAGACTGCTACCCGACAGCGCGGACACTCCTAGAATTTTTGGCCTTCTTGTGGCCTTCGTCTTTCCGATTGTCAGCAGGACGAGTATCCTCGCTACCCTGCATCACCCACTCGTAGTAAACATCTGCGAGTAGATGAGGCTGTATCATATCACGACTTGTACCATTTTCAACAGCTAGTCGCAAACATTCCAGCCTAATCTCTTTTGTTGTCAAACCGTCAACCATGCACGACTTCCATTAACTCTTGAACCCTTTGAACAGCACGATCACGCGCCACGGGGTCTTTGCGGTTTGTGTAATCAGGCCCACGCATGATAGAATCTATCTCCGCTTGTGCAGTTTGCTTTGTCATATGATTGACCTGTGACTTTTCTGCAACAGTATCTTCACTTGTTACAGATTGCTTGAACTCTGCGAATTTTGCAAATGCTTTAATAAACTCAGGGTGATCGCCCAAGTTTGTGCCATCCTCAAGAACAATCCTTGTGATAGCCTGAGTATCAGAAAACTCATCTGCAATGGATTTTGCTTGCTCAACCTTTTTGTCAAAGCTGGTTCCCCACTCAGCTTTCAAAGCGTTTATTGAATCAATCTGATTTTGATTACGCTTTTCAACATCTCTGTTGATACTGTCTTCAGCCGAATCTTTGTAATACTCCATCAGCTTTGAAGTCTGCGTTTTGCTCAGACCAAGACCGTGCGCTATCTCACTAAATGAACTAGCAACTTCTTCAGTAATTATGTTGCCATCTATAGCTATCTCGTAGCCAGAAGCATTTTCTGGTCTGCCCAATCTGTCATAAATTTTTGCCATATCCTCTTCTGTTGGATTTGCTGGCAGCGGCAGCTTATCAGCGCCTATCAGCTTCTGACTGTTGACATATGACCGAGCTAGGTTCGGCACATCTTTGATAGGTGAAAGACTTGGATGCTCTCGCAAGTCCTCTGGTATCATGTTCAAAAACTCGTTACCAGACCCGCCTGACGCTACCTCTGCTGGCGTTTCAATCGCTGGCGCAGGGGCTGCCTCTGGCTGGGCTACCTGTTCGGCGTTTTCTAATGACATTATGACTCCTCTCTCATCATGTTGTAGATATGAAGAATTACGGCTCTCTTGCCTTCTTCAAATGCTGTTGCATTGGCATCGCCAGCAACATAGCTAAGTGCCTTATAGTTACACCTAGCTTCCAGATCAGTTAAGACTTTGGCTCCACTGTCTGTATTAAATGTTTGTTTATAAAGGTCTTTTATCTTTTCTATTTCTGGGGTCACTTGCTTACCATTCTACTTGCTTGGGCGATCTGTGCTAAGTTTTGTACATCTTGAGCGTCTTCCATTATCTCAGCTTGTTTTGCTTCTGCCGCTGCCCTAGCTTGTCTTGTTTCTTGTATTTCAGCAGTAGACCTCAGAGTTGTCTTTGGAACGCCAAGAGATTCAGTAACGTGCCTGACCAATCCATCTGGGTCTATGTGATCTCCAACAGGAAGCATGTTGAGGCTGCTTGATTTTTGTGCGCGTGCAAGTGGTGAGATGTACTCAATGTCCACATCACGCCCTTGCAGTATTTCTGGCGCTTGTTGCAACATATCAGCACGTAGCATCAAGGCAAACACACGGTCAATCAACGGACGCAGCATTTCATTCTTGAGCCTGTCTAGGGCTGGGCCAATCACTCTTAACTGCTCTTCCCGCCTTTGCAAGATCTCTGTAGCGGTCATGTTAGGCCCACCGCCTGTTAAAAGCTGGTCAACAAAGAACGCGGATCTGATAGCACCTCTGCGCTGTTCTTCCATGTTTATACCGATTGGTATGTTTGCGCCTGTGTTTAAGGGTGTAATGGTATCTCTGCTACCGCTTCTAAAGAAGTTCAATCCCCCCGGCTGCGTTCTAATGGGCAACAGGAACCCATCATCAGG